ATTCGTTAATTCTCTCGTGTTAACCTTTAAAGATTTGGAAGATTTAGGTCGCTACGGATATACACAAGGAATAACGAACATATTCACTAGAGGTTTGCAAGCGACAGAAATTTCAAAACGCCCGATTCATTGTAGTGACATGAAACGACTAATTATTTATATTAATGATACGAATGGGTGGGAAAAAGATAACAGTTCCCAAGAAAAAGTAATCCAATTAATAAAGAAAATCGCAGGAAAAAATCTGAGACAAGCGACCGAGTGGATGAGAATAAATCATTCAATGATACATGGACCAGATTCATATGAGCAACGTCAATACTTGAAAATGATATCGCAATGGTTTGGGGGTACCGACGAGGAGAATGTGAAAATCTATAACAAAATCATCCGAAATATTGCTCCGCAATGCTATATTGATAAATACCCTGCGTTAAAGTAAATAATAATCTTATTTCAAACATATAAGATTATTATAATACAAATATAAGATTATTTTAATATAAATATAATATAAGTATAATATATAGAATGCCAAAAGTAGAAATAGATTATTCAAACACTATTATTTATAAAATAACGTGCAATGATCCAAATGTTAAGGATGTATATGTTGGTCATACCACAAATTTTGTTCAAAGAAAACACGCACATAAACAAAGTTGTATAAATGAAAAATCGACAAATAATAAGTGTAAGTTGTATGATGTGATTAGAGCCAATGGTGGGTGGCTAAATTGGACTATGGAAATAATACATTTTTGTAATTGTAAAAATCACTATGAAGCAAGAATAAAAGAACAAGAATATTTTGTATTATTAAACGCGAATCTAAATAGCATTGAACCAATGCCACCAAATAAACCAATTACATCGAGCACCATCGATTCGAACCAAATTGAATTAACGTCTGATATATCAATAAATAATACGCAAAAAAACGAAAAATATAGCTGTGAAAAATGTCACTATACTACATCACGTTTAAGCCAATATAACCGACATATTATGACACCTAAACATAAAATGGTATTAACATCTGAAATAGAAAGTTTCAAAATACAAAAGTGTTCTTGCGGTAAAATATATACATATTATTCTGGACTATATCGTCACAAAAAAACGTGTGAAGATATTAATACCACAATTGATGAGATTACAGAAATAGAAGATAATGAAGAAAATACCGAATTACAAAATAATAATTTAATATTAGATATTTTGAAACAAAATCAAGATTTCAAAAGTCTTATGATTGAACAATCAAAACAAATGATGGAACAATCAAAACAAATTATGGAACAATCCAAACAAATTATGGAGCTGATGAAGAATCCTTATAATAAATCAATGTGAATTCATTACTTTCACGTCGCTCAAAAATTTACATCCCATTTTCAAAATTGCGGAATATTATACTAGCTCTTGTCCCGGTCGTATCATCTGTAGGAATAGAATGTAACCAATAATTATTTGTAGGATAATTGATTACACATAGGTCACCTTTATCTAACATAATATCAACATCTTCAAAACCACTACGTTCAAATCTCATAACACGTGATTCTCCTAGTGAAATACTTGATATTTTTGAACCCGCATTCATTTCTTTATCTTTATGTGGTTTTATACCAACACCGCCTGAATTATAAATTTGTAAAGCACAAGTATTATAGTTCCTATCGTCTCCAAAAAGGAACTATAGCAATTGTAACCGTATTTTCTTCTTATAATTGTCCTCATCGTGAAACAAATACAATTTAAAATTCTTCTCCGAGTAATTTTCAATATCATCACGTAAAGTCACACGAGAAGCTAATCGCAATTCAGGTAAATATACAATATATTGAAATAGTCCATCATTTCTCACGATTTTATCAAACGCATACCCACTATATTCCTTTTCCATCACTTCGGGTGTTGTTGCACAATAATGTAACAAAGAACAATCATTCTGAACTTTACGTATAGATCGCATAGTGGCATTAATATAATCAATCTCTTTCAACCAATTATTATAAAAATTCGCAGCATTTTCAGAGAGTTGTATTATCCCACTATTTTGCTGAAATTTAATAATATTTAACAAATCGACTAATCGACGAATAGGCGATGTAATATGAATATATGCATCCATCTCAAGCAAATCGTGTGAAATAGATTCATCATTTTCAACGGAACTCACATCAATATATTGCCCCGATGAACTGTTCCATATTTTAATAAATTTCCCGACATCTTCCGGAATATGTTCAGGAACAGCAAATTCCTTTTTAATAATTGTCGATCTAAAAATGCCATTCTTATGTTGCAATAATTCTTTCGCCGAATGATAATTCATTAATATCATTAAATAGCATACCACATCGTGACTATTACGAATACTATTAATATATTTATATTTCACGGATATTTTTCTGGTCAATTCTAACAATATTTTATAATTATCATTCATAAGTAGGTCCGGTTCTTCGTAACAATAATTTTTATATACATTAATTTTACAATTGGAATATTTGATATCACGAATAGTATCGTCTTCAATAAATACGTCCATTACAAACGCAATTCTAGTGTGGTTTGATTGTAAACTGCATAAACAGTCTGATAAAATGGTTGGCAACATCGGTCGTTTTCTATCAGGTAAATAAATCGTAGATATGCGTCGGGAAAATGATTCCCATAAATTGAGAACGTCCATCCAGACAGTCACATTCGATATGTATATACTTAACTGTTGTATACCATTATCCAATGTTCTTATACTGAATCCGTCGTCAAAATCCACACTTTTATGTGGGTCGATCGTGAATACTTTCCACAATTTCTGATCACTTCTATCTTCTATAGAAGGATATTTCACACTAATATTATCTATAAAATCATTATGTGGTTTTATTTTTGAATCATAATTTCTAAGCACAGTATTTGTGTCTTTATTGAATTTTTGTATAGACGCATTTAAACTTTTACAATATAGTTGGTATTCGTAAAAGTTGTCAAGAATATCAACACATCCGATCATTTGTGTTAACACTCCGCGCGGATGTTTATCATCCCAATGAACATAGTTAAATGTGATATAATGATTTGTATATATTTTGGAGAACCCAATATTTTTTATTTCATATGGTATTAGAAAGGCGGGTAGTCGTTTATCATCTGGAATACATTTGTATAATAATTTTCCATTGGGAGCACGACCATATGTCTTATTATTTTTCAAAATAATAACACCTGGAATAGATGTACATGTGCGAATACTTGAATGATGAATCGTTATTATATTGGTCTCTGTGTCAAAAGAGAATACGTCATTGGATAATAATTTATATTCGTCTGGACGTATAGTTAATTCTACTTGTTGAAAGTCTGTTGTATTATAATATGTCCAGCTTCCATAATTTCGGTCATTTATATGAACCTTATATATCTTCATTTTGTTATATGATATGATGATATATGTTGTGTATATAACATTCAATTTATATTTAAATGAATATTTAAGTGTATATTATATTGTATATTATCATATGGTTTTTTTATCTTCCTCTTCTTTAACTTCATCTTCTTCTTCAACCTCTTTCTCAGCTTCTTTTTCAGACACAGATGAATTTAATATATTCACATCGTGTTTTTTCGTTACATCTCGTTTGACATTCTGTGTTTGTAAAGCATACAACGCAATATGAGGCGATATCGCGATATTATTCATGTAAGTTCTATAATTAAAACACGAAATACTAGAATCTTTATTAAATTTAATAGAATACCACCAATAAGGAGGAATAAACATACATTTTCCAGTATTCAATGTTATTTCTAAACATTTTATTTTGTCAAAATCCGCTCTGTATTGAGTTTGTACTTGCCACGGATTGACAGGAGAATGAAATTCGAAGTTTTCATAATCTCGAATAGGATATAAATATTTCGAACTTTTAGGAGGAGTAAGTTTTATTTGTACACTACCCGAGGTAACCAATAAAAAATTTCTAAAATTTAATTCGTATCTGAATGGTGTTAACGTATTTTGAGAACCCATCATAATATCATAATTACAATTTGAGACCATACTCGGTCGTAAAAATTCGTCATTATATTGAAAATTTTTAATGACTCCTGTTTCTTGAAGAAAATCGGAGTTGCTTTCAGAGAAATATGTCGACGATTTATCTTCATCGAATAATTTTGTAGCGGCGTGTAGTGGTAGCGGCATATATAACTCGCTATTACTATTTACATCAGCCGTATTTCTAATTTTTATTTCAAAAGCATTATAATTATTTTGAATGTATGTTTTGTTGGTGGTTTGAACAATTTTTTCGTTATCAAAATTAAATATAGTAGGTTGTCTCATTTCAAAAATTTCTTCCAGTTTGTCTTTTGAGCCGTCATCGACTTCAAATATTTCTAAATCATCGCTGGTTTTAAGATGATAATTGACGTGAAGGTATATAAATAGAACCAAACAGAATATCAAGAACGCAAATATGATTTTCATTTTCCTAAGTAACTAATAAAAAATAATATATTTTTTTTACTATTTATACTCATTGCGTCTTCGACTAAAGTCTTATGCCTAAACATTCTTAAATTTAGCAAACGGATTTTCTTCTACTGCTTTTGCTTTTACTACGGAGTTCAGATTATCTCCAGCGACTTCTACTCGCTTCAATTCTTCATAATAATTTTTCACTTTTGTATTGATTTTGATTTTTTCTGCGTCAAAAGAAGTCATATATAACCCATTTAATGATCTGACACGTGAAAGAGCAACATAAGTTTGTCCACATTCAAATATTCCACTCCCTACATCTATTTCCGCTGTATCTAATGTGGCGCCCTGCGATTTATGAATAGTTAGAGCCCACGCCAAAATCAACGGTATTTGAGAAACGCCAATTCCGGGTATAGTTTCACTTTCCCACGTATGTCGTTGCATAATCATCTCAACACCATTATTATATTTTACAATTGGTAATCCAGATTGCGGACAAAAGTTAGTAACAATTCCTTGACTCCCATTGCATAATTTTAAATCTCTCTCTCTATTTTTATTTTTATTACCATCTTTATCGGCAATATCGCCTTGAATATTTACGATACACATTACTTGACAACCAATCTTCATTGTAATAGTTGTATCACACGTTAAATTTCGTGTTAAATAATCTAATTCAGTTTGGATATCCTTGTCGTTATATTGCGATCTATTGTACTTATCTTCTTTTGACATTTCTAAATCGATTAAAGGTTTGATACTGTATGTCTTTTCCTCACAAATTAAAGCAGCCATTTTTGTATTATTTATATATTCTACCTTTGTTTTTGTCGGAAACAATTTAGTCGGTTCAAATAATAATCCTTCTTCCACGGTTCTACCTACATATTGGAGAAGCAATTCGTGCGATTTTCGTTTAATACGCCCTTCCCGTATTTGATTGAGAATATTGCTATATATGTCATCCGTTTGTCGGAATATTTTTACTAATTGAATTTGGTTCTCTTTTTTGAAAACATCATTCCAGTTATCACTTTCAAAACAAAACCGCATTGAATCTGGGTCATCTTTACTGCCCACTGGAGGGAGTTGATAAAAATCGCCTGAAAATATGACTTGAATGCCGCCAAACGGACGCGAATTTTTTCTCGTGATTTTTCCGATTTTGTCTAATAAGTCAAATAATTTGAGAGATAACATACTTACTTCGTCTACTATCAAGACATTTGTTTCTCTCCAAGATTTTCTTTTGTAATTACTGTGTAATATTTTTGTTATAATTAGATTTTCGGGACCATTCCCTAAGCCGATTCCGGCCCAAGAATGAAGTGTTTTTGCTTTACAATTTAATAATATCGCAGCGCAACCAGTAAGAGCGCAAACCTGTATGGTTTTTTGAGAATGTTCTTTTATTTTGCGAATAAGTGCTGATTTTCCTGAACCACCGGGTCCCGTAATAAATATGTTTTCTCCTTGAACATATTTATCAAATGCTTTTTGTTGTTCTATTGATAATTCGTCTGGTATTAATAATTCCATTTTGTAATATTCGTATATATAGTATAATTTATGAAATATCTTTATATATATATTTTATATTCAATTTTTTCGCGAATCTTTTTCTAGCGATGCGCTTAGACCCAGGCATCTTCTGATTTCATAAATACAGGTCGATCCAATCGGGTTCTATTTGGTAATTGTGTTATCACTTTGTCTTCCCACAATCTTAGAACAAGTATATCAGTAAAGGCTTTTTTTAATCGTCTATCTGTTTGATTCCAGTCATCTACCAAATTATGGTCAGATATAATTTGATTTGTAATATCAGGACCAAATATATATTCTGTATTATTATAAGATACATTACTGTCATACCAAATAGTAATATTTCGGTTGTCGTCATAGTCATACTCGCACATACCGATATTGTGTTTTTGTCGCATCGTTAAAAAATCTTATAAAATATATACTTATAAAATTTTTAAATAGTTTTTTATACACACACTTTATGCCGATAAAACATCAGCCTTTTCGGTCGATGCTGTTTTTTGTTCCGATATAGCTAATTCAACCGTCTCTTTCAAACTGAGACCTTGTATGTCGGCACTCTGTATATCAGTGCTTTGGATTTCAGAATATTCAATCGTAGCACATTCGATATTATCATCCATGCACTCATCTAAATTACCAGCGTCATTAAATACAATATCAGATAATTTCTTATTCGTTTCCATAGTAAATGATTGGAGCTTCATCAACAAATCCTTGACTTGAACTATCTCCGCCTTTAAAACATCAACACTGTCATTTAATTTGGAAATGTTCTCTTCCGATTTCGTGTCGATTATTGTATGAGACTGCGTAGCAGTAGATAATTTCATTGAATTCATTTGTTGTTGATATTGTGTATGTTGTTGTAACTGTTGTTGCTGCTGTTGCGTTTGCTTATCCGTCATAGTTTTTTGTCCCTTTTCTAAATTATCTAATCTACTAACAATATTTTCAAAAACAGTTACATCAATCATTCGCATATTCTCGTCTTGTTGGAAATCTAAACCAGCACCAGATGGCGAATCTACTGGCATATTTTGAATAAGATTTTCCACACGACCTAAACGTAACGTGATAAGCGCAATAGCATCGGAAATGGACAATCTAGGGTTCATTTGAGGTTGTTGTTGTGATTGTTGTGGTTGTTGTTGAGATGAACCAGGTCTCATATTTTGTTGGGTCATAGGGGCAGTTTCTGCGCCACCAGCTCGTCGATTTCTTGCTCCAGCATTTGATCTAGCGCTACTCATTTGATAAAATTTATACACACTTTGTTTTTAATTTCTTTACGCGACTTATAGATTAAATTAATTAATTATTTATTTATAAATCTCCTAAACAATAAACAATAAAAATAAACAATAAATCATCCACAATAAAATTTTAATTTCTAATTATAAATCAAATGGAAAGTTTAGAAGAGACGTCAAAAAATATATCATCAAGAATGGGCTTTTTTAAGCACGTTTTTAATTTTGAAGAAGATTCAAAAGCAGAGATATTTAATTTAATTCAATATTCAACAATAGCTCTTATTCCAGTGGTTATTTTAAATAAAGCGATGCAGAAATATGTTCCTGAAGCCGACGAAGAAAAGGGAAGCTTCGAACTTTTAGCAGAAGTGATGACGCAGATATCTGTAATGTTTATTGGCATTTTATTGATTAACAGAATCATCACATATGTACCAACATACAGCGGAATTAAATATCCAGATTTTAGTGTAACGTATATCATTTTAGCAGTTTTGGTAATAACTATGAGTCTCCAAACAAAATTAGGAGAGAAGGTTAGTATTTTATTTGATAGAGTTGTCGAATTATGGGATGGAAAACCAGAAAAGAACACGAAGAAGGGTAAGAAGGGTTCGGTGAAAGTATCGCAACCAATTTCAGGACAGCAACAAACGCACAGCAGTAATAATTCATCTCAAATGGCGATGAATCAATCTCTTTATGGTGGAGGTGGTGGAGGAGAAAGTCAAGGAACCACATCGATAAGTCAATTACCAATGACATCCGGTGGTCAGTCTATGCCCGATTATAATTCGATGAATAGAAATGATAGCACCCCATTAGTTGCTGCGGCTTCACCTGGAGACCCGTTTAGTGGAATGATTATGGCCGCAAATGAAGCTTTAGGAGGAAGCGCGTTTGGATCTAATTTCTAAATAAGGAAAAAAACATAAAGATACATCAGTAATCAATGTATATGATGTCAACTCATTCGACAGTCGGCTCCGAAGTTCCATTGCCTCAAAACATTGATAGTTGGAAACAATATTTATCGAATGAAGATTATGTATATCTATTTCAATACATTGAAAATATAAAAAATTGTATTTCAAATGATAAAATGATTATTTTGGCTGGACCAGGTAGAAGTGGAAAGTCAACACTAATAAAAAACATATCTTCCTATTTAGGTGATGAATTGTGTGGAAATTATCCCATGTCTGGTGAATTCATTTATGATAAAGATATCAAACCGTTAGGATTTTTTTGTGGTATTGATGGAATATCTAAGAGTAAGAAAAACAATCAAGCAATTATAAACTTTATCAAGTATAAACAATCGTTCATTGCGGATACAATTCATATAGAACGAGTAAATAGTAAACTTCTTGAACATTCAAAAATTATTATGATGACGCATATTTTTTAATATATATATGTTGTATCCATAAAAAATATATTAGATATAAAAATATATCTAATATATCTACCCTTAACCTGTATAAAAATGGACATTGAAAAATTATTAAAAGCGTTAGACAATGAAGAAAATAAGAAATTATTACATTTAACTACACAAAAAATAAAAGATATGAAATTAGAGATATTAAAAGAGTTAGACTTACCTAGCAATGTGTTAATTGATTATATGAAAAAATTAAAAGACTACATGTATGTTGATGAAATGGACGAATTACGACACGGCGCATTTATCCGATGGATAGTTTTAAGCGATCCCAATAACTTATATTTAACACCAGGGGGTATTATTTGCGAAATAAAAGTTACCGATACTGGTATGGCAGTTGTATGTAAAAATTATGCACATAAATATTTTCATATTAAAATAGAAGAGTGTCTTATATTTCAAAAAATGAGTAGCCAAGAACAAGTGTTGTTGTCAGCATTAGATCATTTGGCTAAATAATATTATACGGAACAAAACTTTATTGATTGAGTAAAAGATAGTATCCATGATACCCTATGGCTGCCATACCCAACATTAATAATAATTCAAACGCGTATCTAGGCGTGTCTGTTTTATTATATCCGATGTACAGTAATAATGGTCCAACAAGTAAGATGTGTATATAGTTGACCCACGGGTTTTTGTTTGAAATTAGTTTGATATATGTCTTATAGCAATGATACAGTATTATGATAAGACCTAGCCCTAGCATAAATGGATACATAAAGGATGGTATATTTTTTTGCGAAATACCAATATACAAAAAGAGTCCACCGACAAATAGAATATGAAATATGTGTACAAATAAATTAGGATTAGAACTCATTTATATTATATTATATAATATAAAATATAAAATATATTATAAAATAAAATAAAATATTTTTATATTATATAATATAAAAAATGGGATTTGATTATAACAATACACAAGTTGTACAACAGGGTGGAAAACGTTTTGTGCGTAAAGTTTCCATCAAAAATGGTAAAGGTCATAAAAGTGTGAAATATTATAAAAACGGAAGAATGATTACCAATGTTAAAAAAGGACTAAAACCAGTGGAAGTCGGGTTCATTAAAATTGGTAAATTTATTCCTGGATTATTTAAGGATTGTCCGTGCAACAAAACTAAAAAACATAGAAAATGAGAAAACTATGAAACCCATTTTTTAGTAACAACTGCGTCTACACTTTCTAATGCGCCTTGAGTCCATCCCTGATTTTTACTAATCATCTCTCCTACTACAAGCATTCCTCGCATAGGATGTTGTGCGGCCTTAATAAATTCATTGCGATTTTTATATGGTCCGCGTAAAGGTTCATAATAGTGAGTACCAATCGGCCAATAATAATCCGAGATTGCGTTCAAATGAAGTGTCCCGACAGGTATTCCGAGAGATAATTCCAATAATTCACAAAATATATTTCTATTTTCAGGAGTATTTTCTAAATATTTTTTCAAGGATATAGCGTCGTCATTATCAGTATACGCAATCATATACACACCTTTTTCAGTATCCATCGGTATAATTTTCTTAAGAGGTCCAGGAACAATCGTTTGTCCTGTCACTATTTGTTTCATAATTGATGTGGATGATTTAGAAAACTTACCGTATACACGCAAAAAAGTTTGTCCGTGGATTTGCTGATAAATACTGTTTTTATCAGACGCTCCAGGAACAATTTTCAATACACTTTTAATCGTTGTTGCAATAATAACTTTATTGCAAGAATATGTAGGACCCTGTTCCGTATGAATTACAAAATTATATGGGGATATCGTATCAATTTTTGAAACCGTATTTGATGTTTTTATATTATGTAATCCGATTTTTTTCGTAATCGTTTCAATAAGTGTTTTCCATTGAATTCTAAGACTCATCCAATCTCCATAATTATCTTCAAACCCATAATTGTATAACGTATCATACACGTCTTCATTTTCGTAATCGGTATAACCAGAGCATACAGTGAATTGTTTATACGATGTAGAACCTAAAATACTAGTAGCAAATTCCTTGAAAGTTTTTTTTTGGTATTGAGTTGTCGATTTCTTATATTCGGATTTCAGTAATAATAGTGTTTTTTTTACATTACATATATTTTGAATAGTTGGTGCGTAATTGTGTGATACTTGACAATCAGAATATGGTATTTTTAATTCTTTCAATAAGTCAATCAATAAATAATCCTTTTCTTTTCGACCCACACCAGCACCAGTAACAACTTGGACGCCTTGAAACATCTCATTACTTATACGTCCACCCAACCATTTTTTTTTATAACTTTCTAAAACGAGAAGTTTACAATGGGGAGACATTTTTTGAATATTGTATGCGCTGTAAAGTCCGGCTATACCACCTCCAATTATAATTATGTCATAATGATTTGATTGTTGTGTCGATGTCATTATTTATTATTATTATTACTATACATATGAAAATATAAAAATTTCATATTTATTCATTTATTTTCTTATTCTACGGGTTTTTCTATCGATGGATAGAGGCCCTTTTTTATTTTTGGTAAAAGATATATTCCGACCATTTCGACATTTAAATTTACCACGAGTCAACCCTTTTCGCTTAAGTACTGTTCTTGAACAAATACCAATTGCACGAGCTTCATTTTGTGGTCCTCCTACTTTTTTAATACACGCGCACAATTTAAGAGCGATAATATCTTCTGCACGTTTTTTCAATTCTTGATTATTTTTTGGAATATTGATATCATAATAATTTAGTATTTTTGTATAATCCGCATTTGTTACTTTGAAGGACATTTTTTATTATTGTTGTTGTTATTATAGATATATATATTATTTTTTTTTTATATAAAAAATTTATCGTATTACATACTATATGGATATTACAGAATACTCGACTAGCGTTCCGTATTCTGGGTCTGTAACTACGCGTTCCGCTCCATCACATCCCCTAGAAAACGAATTACCATCCATACCCATACCCACACTCATACCAAAACAAATATTCCAAACACACAAATCTCACGAGTATATCAAGCAAAATCCCGATATAAAACACGCATTGAATTCGTGGCGACGATTTGTTCCTGAATTCGGATATTTTTTTTATACAAATGAACTATGTGAGAATTTTATGAAAAATGAAATGGGGGGAGAAATATACGACGCATACATAAAATTACCTATGGCCGTAATGAAAGCCGATCTTTGGCGATATTGCGTCATATACAAATATGGCGGCATATATGCTGACGCAGATACAGTATGTAAATATAATCCGAATATTTTATTAAAAGACGGAGCACTATTAGTTATAGTTCCCGAAAACAGCACACATTTATGTAATTGGGTGTTCGCTGCGCCTAAAAATTCACCAATGCTAAAAAGTGTAATAGATTTATCAGTAAAACGAATTTTAAATGTGTCAGTATTCAAAGGGGAACATATAATACATCATTTGACTGGTCCAGGCGTATTTACAGATGGGATAGAAGCCTATTTGGAACAAAATGGAAAACCAATATTTACAGATAAAAAGAAATATTACATGTATCCAGACCCGGCATTAATTGTATTTGATGGATATATATTTCATAATAAAATAGTCCAGCATTTATTTGCTGGGCAAAAACCAGATGGATGGTGTAAAGAACGATATAATAAATTAATGTAATTATTGATGTGATTATTGTAATTTATTTATCTGCTATATATTTTTCGCTGTGACCATAGCGTGCTGTAATGATTCACTTTCTGAAATTTGTCCTGTTCATCGTAGTAATTATCATACATTTTTAAAATAGCAATATTTTTATACAGAATAAATTTACTATTATTGGAACGATTCCATAAATGCGACAATGATATTTTTGATCTGTCCGACTCAGATAACATTTTTGCAAGTAAACCTGGACCGGTTGGGTCTAAACAATTTGACCCATAATATCGATTCGCTACATTTTCAACGATTCGATTAATACATTTTAATAGTATTTCATTTTTTGGAAGGCATACTAAAAGAGCATTATAAATAGAACCACCATCTACATCTAATACAAAGTGTTCGGCTTCCGTTAATTCGATAAATTTAAAATGATTCACGCAACAATATTTAATGTCTACATAAATCCCACCGTTGATATATAATACACAATATCTCCATAAATCTGCCTTATATGCACCAGGTACTAAAGAATCAAACGCCAACAATACATCTTTACTAAAATGTGTCTGAATGAAATTTCTACAATCATTATCATCAAATAAAAAATGCTCAAATCGTGGATGTTGAAGTTTCATTTTATTCACAGCAAATTTCATCAATGGTGGTAAATTTTTGGTATGCCACGTCTGATATATTTTTAAAGGAATAATACTGTTATAATCGTGTTTTTTGAACTGATTATAAAAATGTATTCTTTTGTGTTGATTTTGTATTATTTCTAAACTATTCTTTATTTTTGCATATTTGGCTTCTTTTGTAAGTGGAATATAATCATTATTTATTTTGCCAGTCAACATTATATAAATAGACTATTATAAAAAATTCGATAAAATAACTATTTTTCTATTTTTTTAAATATGTTTATATATTAGATGACAATATCTTCAAAAATAGTCGTGTTTGATGTAGATGAAACATTGGGTTATTTTGTTGAATTTGGTATATTTTGGAATTCAATCATTGCCTATAAAATACATCAAAAAATAGATTATGAATTAACACAAAATGATTTCAATAAAATACTCGATTTATATCCTGAATTTATACGACCAAATATAATATCCATATTAAATTATATAAAACACAAAAAAATGTCGAAAGAATGTAGTGGTGTGATGATTTATACTAATAATCAAGGACCAAAACAATGGGTAATGAATATTAAAGAGTATTTTGAGCATAAAATTAAATATAACTTATTTAATCATATTATTGCGGCATTTAAAGTGAATGGTAAACACGTTGAACTATGTAGATCATCACACGATAAATCATATGGCGATTTTATAAAATGTTCTAAAATACCGTGTGATGTTCAAATATGTTATTTAGATGATACATATTATCCTAAAATGAACGCAGAAAATGTATATTATATTAAAGTTAAACCGTATACACACGATTTGTCGTTTGATGAAATGATTCACCGATTTGTAAATAGTGAATACGGTGAAACATTCATATCAAATAAAAAAGATTTTATTGAATTTATGAAAGTGCATATTAATAAATATCAATTTACGTATGTTACTAAACCAATAAATGAATATGATGTGGATAAAATTATAACAAAAAAAATAATGGTGCATTTACAAAGTTTTTTTAGTAAAAAATTTCAAATAAAATATAAAGATCATAATACTACAACCAAAGTAAAGAGTCATTCATCGTCATCATCTAAAAAAAATAAAACGGTGAGAATGATTAAATACCCGCACGATAATCCGCGATAGCAGAACGAATATAGGAACGTACATCATTTGCGTAAGTCAATAGTATTTGATTTACTATGGTGGTTGTAAATATAAAAATTCCTGCAGTGAAAGCAACTTTACGATCTAGATCTGTAAAGGTAATATGTCTAAATGGATTAAATCGCAATAATAAAAATAAACTTACATAAATTCTCACATAATAGTCGACATTTGCCAAATATGTTGCTGCGTTTGGATATAATCCCAAAACAATAAGAGCACCACACGTATACGAAAATACAATGATGATATTAAATATTACATTTTGGAAAGTGTTTATTGATTTGGAAAACATTCGATATTCTATATTATATTATATTATGATAAAAATATTTTCAAAATAATAACAACAATAATAACAATAATAATATTATATCTTAATAATATAATATCTTATATAAATAATGGCAACAAACGGTGTTTTTAGTGATAATAAATGTTCTTCTCAAAAAACAAATTCTATAAATGAGCGAATCTATGATAGAAATATTCCATCTCAACAACTACAGCCATATTTAAACGTACGACCAGTTATGACAAAATATTCTATTATGCCGATTGTTGACCCAAGAGCTCCCATTAAAACTCCTATGGTTCAATTGCCTGTTTATAACTCATATAATACTTTTAATCCGGGAAATACACAGTCTCCTTGGTCTGGATTCGCATCAAATATCAATAAAGAATCTGAATTAAGAAATCAAATATTTGCATTACAAAAATGTAGTCAAGCCGTATATGTCCCAAATAGTGACAGTGATTTATATCAATTTGGGTTTACATCCACCAAGAAAAGTGAACAACCATTTCCTGGATTATTTCAAGATGAACATTTTAACACATTTAATCCAAATCCTGAAAATTTAGGCAATATAACTTTTAATAATTGCACTAGACAACAACTTAAGGCATATGGTGACAAAACTGAATCGTCTTGTATGTAAAAAAATTATCAAACATAAATGTAGATGTCTGATAATTTAATTTCCGAAATAACAATTGAATATTTAATGAATAAAGACCAATATGCAAAATATATAATGAATAAATCGAATAATAGTTCTATATCTACTTATAATAGCATTCGTAAGGACAAAAAATTTTATAAAAAACGCATATATGACCTAACAAAACAATTAATAAATAACGAAAAACCAGAAGGAATTTATTCAGGAATTATAGACACTTTTGAATTATACACGAAAATATGCATAGAATATTTTAAAACTTTAGATAAAACAGATATTATTCAAAAAGATTATAATGGACTTATAACAGATGTCTCATCCAATACTAATATTAACGCGGGGGGTCAGTCGCTCACATTCGATTCGCTTCAAAACGCACAAAATACAGAAGAAGCGAATAAATTAATGATGCGTTTAGTTAAAATAACCGAACCAAATTCACTTGAAAAACTTGTGAAAAGAACAATAATCAAAAATGTGGACGCAAAACCGAATATTCCTCCAAAACAAAAGGAGATAAATTTAAAAGACCCTATTTTGAAGAATAAAGGAATTCGTAAAAAGAAAAATATCACTAATAAATATGACGACGAAACAAAAATCCCGGAAAAATAATACAAAAAGCGCAAAGACAAAGAAAAAGACAAAGAGAAAAAATAATAAAACGGTGAAAATTGTAACAACCACAGCGTCTTCTCTCGATAAATCAATTAAAAAAAAATTTAATGTGATAAAATTAAAATGCAGTCCTAAAACACAACAAAAAGATTATACGTGTTTAGAAGATGAGACCTTGTACAAATTGAAAGAGTTATGGAACGCACGACATCCAGAGTCTACTATTAAGACAAATGACTCAAAAGAAATATGGGAAATATTAACTGTGAAAATGAACAATGTATGTAATAAAGAGTCATGTTGGTTAAAACAAAAATTCGTAGATGGTAAATTGGATAAAGAATTAACAAACTCTTTTGCGCCAGTATCACCCAAGGAATGGAAAAAGAACCCAAATGAATGGCTTTCCAGTACAGATATATTAGATGTGATGAAACAATATGAGAACGCTTATAAATGTTTTGATTTTATTGGTCCGAGTCCAATAGATTTTGATACAAAGAAAATATATGGAGAATGTGTTTGGGAGGAATTATGTCATTTTAATTTAGAAGATGAAATTAAAAACGGGAAATTTAAGATAGGTATTATCTTTAATACAGACCCACATAATAAACCAGGGAGTCATTGGATTTCTCTCTTTATTAATATTAAAAAAGGGACAATATTTTTCTTTGATAGTGCTGGAGATAAAATTCCTAAAAAAATAATGGCCCTTGTAACCCGTGTTATGAAACAAGGTAAAAATTTAGAAGAACCTATCAATTTTAACTTCGACCAAAATTATCCTGTGGAACATCAATATAGTGATACAGAATGTGGTATATATTCATTATATTTTATTGCCCACATGTTGGAAGATAAAATAAATGCGCATTATTTAAAGACACATATATTGAAGGATAAATACATGGAAAAATTCCGCAAGATTTATTTTAATGCTTCGTTATAACAATATTTTTACATATCATAACTATTTCGAATAATAACTATTTCGAATAAAATATATAAATACTATTTTTTAGTATGTGTATATTGAATGTCTATTTCAGATTTTATATCAAATGAAAATGTGGAATTGATTTGGGAAATTATTATTGATACTGATATGATTAAATCGAAACAAAATATAAATGTTTCTCAAATGAGACAATATTTTATTGAAAAAACAAAGATGTTTTACGAGAATGAAAAAAATACGTATCAAAATTTAACACAGATGAATAAGAGTTTTATTTCATTGATTGTCAAAGATATCCAACAAATTTTAGAAAAATCTTCTTCACAACAGCAACAGCAAAAAACTCCTGCTATTGTAACAGCACAAGATATTCAAGCAGAGAGAAAAAGTACATTTGATAAAAACTTAAATCAGAAACAGGAGGAATTTATGGCTGCAATGTCTGTACCGGTTCCTGAGGCTCCCAAATTTAATGATAAAATGGACGAGCCTATTGGAGGTAATATGGCTGAATTAATTTCTAGAACATTGGCGCAACGTAATTTTGAAATGGATCAAATACATAAAAATACAAATAAATCGGATGTTGAAAATTGGTTAAAACCGGCTGAAACATCTATTAAAAATGATACATCGACGCATGCACAACCGAAACTACAACTACAACTACAAATGCCTCCACAACAGCAGCAACAGCAACACCAATATCAATATCAACAACCAGTAAAATATATTAAAATTGGGGAAAATTTGGATGAAAATGTAGTTATTAAAAGTAATATTGTTGATTTAGAGCGACACGAAGCCTTCAGCGCAGCAAAAGGCGCCGGGGAGCGATGGAACTCAGGAGACGACAGTCAAAGGAGTTTGAATATTTCGCCAACACAACAAAACGGACAGAAAAATACACTAAAAAAAGTTTTATCGTGGGATAAAAAGAGTCCAGAATTTATTATTCAAAAAGATAATATTGAAATGAATATTCATGAAGAGACATTGTTTTCAGATAATATTTTTGCAAAGTTGAAACCATTATATAAACCCGTATTAGAAAGAGAAAGAGAAACAGAACCAGACAATATAACATTAGACAATTTAAAAGCAGAAATGACAACGATGAATAATAAGATTGATTTTATAACTGAACAATTATCTAGACTTTTACAGACCGCAACACAGCAGGAGCAAACATCCAATATATAATATTACAAAAATCAAACATAAATATAATATTATATTCTATATTACATTATATTATGTATCTTTTCAACGGATTATTATGTGCGTGTTTTTTTATGTTTTCAACAGTCGTCTCCGGAGTTTCATCCCTCGCCTACGGCTACAGCTCACTCAAAAGCCAATCATCAGTAACATCAGCAGAAAAAATATTTGTTCAAGGACCTCAAAATAATTATTTATTGAATTCATCCTCTCTTTTTCTGCCGACTGATTTTCTTACAATGAATAAACCAGTGTCAGATGTCCGTTCAGTGGTAGTCAACACCGGACTAGTTGGTGGATTGAATTCCCTTGTTCCATCAGGTGTCGAATCTCACGCATTTAAGGATTCATATGATGGTGATTATTTTTATCAGATGTGGCATTTAGCTCATATTGACGAGAAACATCAGCGAACAAACGTTGTTACTATTATTGTTTCACTTGGTGGAATAGAAGTGTCGCCGTCAGGTGATATTGAAGATAAAAGAAGAAAATTGGATTCTTCGTCTGTTCCCAAGGTATATGTTCAAGTATATCGTGCGTGGTCTGTCCCTGTTACTCTACCTCTTACCCAAGCGAATATGGATGGATGGTGGCATTCTATTACTCACGCGTTTCATACTGTTATGCATATATATAACGAAATAAAACCGTGGATTGGTATTGCGAGAACAGTTGTTCCTATTTTAATTTCCATGTCAGATACTCAGTCTGGATTAGGATTAAAGAGTATTGTATATCTACCCGAACCTCAAGCAACTACTACTACAAGTTCATCATATTCTACAAGTTCTTCTGACAATGTATTCGCATATAATGTAACACCTGGTGAAATGTCTGCTATTGTTATTTGTGTATATTTATCTGGATTGATTTCAGCAATTGTAATCCCAAAATTATATAATAGAAAGCCATTTGCTTCTATCACTTCGTATAAATTAAATAATAATGGTAAATTGGAAGTTATACCTTCAACTACTACACCCTTCGTATAATAAAAATAATAATAATAATTAAAAAAATTGAAACATTTTTTGATGTAATACTTACTATACATCAAAAAATAAATTACAATAATTGTAAATCATCTTCAAATAAAATAAAATAAACTAAAATGGGAAACTGTATTTCTGATGAACAAATGCGCCGTGAACAAGAAGAAAAGGAAAACGCACAATTACACAACCGAGCTGTAGCGTTATACCAATATCGGGAAAAACAATATAACTTCTATATTCACGGTTCATTTGAACAATATATGCGTCAGATTGCTGCTCAATTTGAACTGGATTGTTTGCCAGACGATTGTAAGTATGGTTCAAACGCAGAGAGGTATTGACATAAAAACAAAAATAAAATAAAAATAAACAAAAATAAACAAAAAACATTTATACCTTTTTCAAAACTTGTTCACCGCGTTGATTCGTTTCAAGAGTTGCAACAAGCATCGGTTCTATTCGCGGATCTTCCAATGCTTGTTTATACGTATCCATGTCATATAAATTATACAAATTCTTATTTACTTGTCTAGAAATATATGTTTTCCCGCGTATAGTAGTCTCCACACCACGCCACTCTATTTTATTTTTATTCATTTTTGCCGTAACATCTATTTCATCTTTTGAAATATTGGGATTATATGCGAATTTGTCAGCAGACGGTTGACCAAATGATAAACAATGTAGTTGTTCTTTAGAACCCTGTTTAGAATAAATAGCACAGTCAATAGACGCCTCTTTTATTGCAGTTAAAAATTTTTCACTGAGTTCTTCTTTGATTGTGGATATTTCAAACAAACATTCATCACTTGTCAATGGTATATTATCTACATCTTCTTTATCCGGACGAATTTTATATTTTCGTTTGCTCAAATCTTTTCGTTTTAACTCGATGGACGCATCACTTTTTATTTGTTCTGGAGTAAAAGACATTAAGTAGACAAACACTTCCACAGTTTGTAATGCTACGGGTAAATTTTTATGAGAACATATACGACGGGCTCTTCCTATCACTTGTTGACTTCTCACAGGGTGCCAATAGGGCTCAGTTAAATGAACGTATCGCGTATTACGTAAATTGATTCCTTCTGAACCCGAACTTGTGATCATTAACACCTTTATAATTTCTCCCATGTCATTGTTATTCGCAATCTCTTTTAGTTGAGCAGTAATAGGTGATTTCAAATCCCAATCACCATTATAAATATTACGAATAATTTCCTTCTCTTCTGAACTTTCTGTCCCAGTATACAGAGCAAAAGTCGGTTTTCCCATGTCTTCTTCACTAATATCCAAATTCCACGTGCCACTTGGATCCTTTTTTATTTTGAATTGTGTAAAGCCATTTTGTTCCAACACCATTTTAAAAATGCCAATTCCTTCGAGAGAACGAAATTGTGAATACACTAAATGAAGACCACGATGTTCGGCGTCCTGAATGTTTTCTAACATGTGTAAAAACTTTGGACCATACGTTTTTAATCCTTCCGGGCTCAAATATTCACCCGCGTGTTCTTTCAATAATTGCAGTGCGGTTTGAATACGTTTTTCGTATGTTTTATCTGCGATTTTTTCAATGATTTGGTCTCCCTCTTGTTCACCACTCCAGTCATCTCCTTCCAAATCATTTGATCCTTTTTTGGCCGTTTCTTTTAATACATCTCCATATATTTCTTCTAATTGATCACCAGGGGCTTTTTCTCTGTCTTCAATCGGTAACGGACGACCGCCGATTTCCTTTGGCATTACATAATTACAATATAACCGTGAGAAAATACGATAAGTAGAACTAGGATCCTTATAAATTCCATTTACATCAGGTACACCTTTTTTCTTTTTAGAATCCTTTTCTTGTTTTCGTTCTTGTTGTCGAGCAGCCTCATAAACCGTAAATTGATAATCGCTCATTGGAATTTTAACCACGTGATAATCGGTCAATTTGTCATATTTAGGTAATAACCCTTCTTGTTGACTTCTGAAATAAGATGTTAATCCCATAATACGTCTTTTAAATAATTCCGCGTTTTTTATATTTCCAGTACTAGGTTCAATATACCAATTTATAAAATCGTCCAATTTATCTGGTAGAGCTTTAAATAGTTCAATTTTAATACCCGTGGGAAAAACCTGAATTCCGTTATTATTTAATATACTAATCACTCTTCTCTCAAAATCATTATCGTTTATTTCGCCCACATTTTGTTGTACTATTTTTCCAGACGGTTCACGAAATTCTTTTGGTTTATTTGTAACACCGTGGTAGCCACTATCTTGTTTGATTTTATTTTCAAATCCAAAAGGGTTGCGCGTAATTGTAAGTTTTTTACTTGCTGTGGAATATTCAAAATAATCCAATACTTTTTCCTTCATAAAAATATCTTGTAGTTTTTCTTTTGTCACGGGTTGTCCTGAGGTGATATCTAACGGAATTTCCCAAGATTTAATATAACCGCGCAATATATTAAAAAGTATTGCTAATTCATTTGGGTTATTTATATATGGACTACCCGTTAATAAAACAACTCGTGCGTTTTGCGCGCTTAATAAAAATTCATACAATACTAGGGCCATTGCGTATGGAACATGATCTTTTTTGCCTTTTTTATCTACCGGAATTTCCTTTTCTTTTGCAATTTTATTTACAATTCTACTAACAAAATTATGTGCTTCATCAATAATGATAACGGAATCATCAAAAATATTGGTTTCAAAGTTATTTGTCATTTCTTTTAATTTATCACGACGTAACCCGTTATAATTAATGAATTTATATTTGGCTTGTATCATCTCATCTATTTGATCGTTCAAACTTTTTAATTGTGTTTGATCAAGCGTATCATAATTACTTGGTTTTGTATAGTTCACCAACCACGCTCCTTTATTTTTGGTAATGTACTCAACAGATAAATTCAAAATACTTGATAATGTATCCATTGCTTCTGGATGTTCTTTTATAGAAATCCATTGCCAAAATTGATTTTTTTTGTAAAGTGGGTCACCACATTTTTTAAGTTCTTCCATAAAATTGCGTCGCAATGATGCTGGGGTCATTACAATCACTTTTTTACTATTTTTTAGACCTTCCGCAATAGCAATAGAAGTGCACGTTTTACCTGTACCTAAACCAAAATAGAGCAAAAGACCTCTATAAGGTGTGTATAAATTCAAATAATCGCGGACTAGTTTTTGATGTGTCAATAATTTAAAATCGCCTGAGTCTTGTCCAAGACTTTCGCAGGTAATTTGCGTTTTATCATCTAACACTTCATCGCGATATGGTTCAAAAACGGAATTAATAAAATTAATAAATTTTTCACGATTATTCATAAAGTAACTGGAAACTTTGATATTTACTTTTTGTTCTTTGGGGGGCAATCGTGCGATCACGGATTTATTATCAATATCGACCCATTCTTCGGGTGCTAATATAGATATTCCCTTAATATGCTTTTTTGTGCGACGTCCCTTTGGTTTTTCTTGTTCTTGTTTCTGTTCTTCTTGATCTTGATCTTGATCTAGTACCCTTTTTTCAGTTCCTTCTCCTAATTCTTTTCCTTCTTCTTCTTCTTCTTCTTCTTCTTCTAATTCCTCAATAATCAACTTTATTTTTTTAGCGCTTTTTTTCACCTTTTTCTTCGTTTGTTCTTGTTCTAATTGTTCTTGTTCTGGTTCTGGTTCTTGTTCTAATTCTTTAGGCGCTTCTTGGAACATCTGAACTCTTGTAGCTGAAGGAGTTGGAGCCATTTTAACAGTGGATTTTATAGTAATCTTGCTAAGTTTTTTATCTTCTAATCGTTTTATTAATTCTTTAATATCAAACTGAGTATCACGTTTATCAGTCATTGTAACTTTACTAAGTTTGACTTTTTCTGGTGCGTTTGGAGCAACATATGTAGACGGGATAACATTTATAGGTTTAAATTCATCGACAATTGGTTTTATTCTTAATTTATCTTTTAATGAGTCTAATGGATTCATTTACCTATAATATCTATATAGTTTAAATATATTTAAACTTTTGTATCTAATCCAACTAATAATATATATAAAATTATTAGTTGGATTAAAATTTGGAATAAAAATTGGATTAAATTGAAAGTTTATTCAGTGCTTCATTACACGCGATTTGTTCTGCTTTCCGCTTAATTTTATGGGTTCCTTCACCTAAAAATAAAAATATTTTTCCGTGTGTTTCAATATAATCTTGTACTGCCTGGAATGTTTTCAAATGATTAATATGAATTGAATTATTATGATTGCAATTATACACGTGTTGTCCTACACATAAATATACACCCATTCTGAAACCATTCTCAACGTCGTGTTCAATTTCTAAATAATGTGGAGTCACTTTGAACTCTTTTTGTATTTTCACTTGAAGTATATTTTTATAATTATCATCGTTTTGAATAAGCGCAATCCAATCAATATGCTTTTCAAAAATATTCTCGATAAATATTTGAGCCATTTGAAAACCCGGACCCGTTACAAAAATATTTTTAAACCAACCGTCATCATCAGTAACCTTTATTTTATTAACGTCTAAAAAAAGTGCACCAATAAAGGCTTCAAATAAACAGCCCATTTTTTTTAAATTATTGCGAATATTTTTTTCTTCTGCGTGTTTTGATAAAATAAGCCATTTATTTAGACGCATTTCAATTGCGATTTTTCCAATTGCTTCATTTTTCACAATGGCTATTTTTTTCTCTGTCATAAATCCTTCATTCTCTTTAGGAAAACGGCGATATAAATAATATTTAGTCACCAGTTCCAATACACCATCTCCTAAGAACTCAAGACGTTCGTTTGATTTTGTACTTAACGGCATACAATCTGCTGGTTTTTCTACAATTGTAATATTTTGACAGGCGTTCTCCAGGTGCGGTCTTTTCGTGTATGAACGATGAACAAATGCTCGCTTGTATAAATTAATATTATCTATAATCCCAGGAACTCCGTATTTAGTGAGAATAGATTGAACTTCATTCAATGTAATCTCCACATTTAAGGAATTATATGGGTTGAATATTAATCCATCTTCACCTTTAATTATATCGTCGTCGTGCATTATATTCTTATCTAATTGGTCCATATCGTCTCGTATCTATATATAAATGTAGTAATTTATATTTATATCATTTAATAATATTATATATGGGTTTCAAAAAAAACAATTTCTTTATAAAAATAAAAAATAAAACACAAAAAAATAAAAAATAATATTAAGAGTATATATAAAATGGCATTAATCGTAGGTCACAATGGTCCATCAAGTTACGCGAGTACAATTGCTAATAGAACCGGGCAAAGTGGAGGGTCTGTCGGTGGTGTTAAAAAGGCGGGAACGGTTCAATATGGTCCCACTTGGTCTCGTGGAAATATGGGGAATTATTTGAGTCGTGCTCCCCAAGGATGCTGTAATAATAATATTGTCTTTGCTATTACTCACACAACCAGACACCCTGTTCAAAGACGCAGAAACGGATATGCCGTTGGTCGTGGTCAAATGTAAATACATATACATATACAAAAAAAACAAAAACAAAACAATACAACAGGATCACAAAAACGAAATATCACAAAATATATAATATAATAAAAAAATAATTTAATAACTATCTCGTATATTAAATTATCAAAATGAAAATTAAAATCGACAACCGTGAACACGAGTTAATTCGTATGTGTAAATACTATTTGAGTATAAGTCCAATCTATAAAGATATCGAACTTGTTATAGAGGTATTACCTTTAGGCGATATAATAATTTGTGATGATAAAGAGGACAAACTCATTATTGAGAGAAAAAGTTTGAGTGATTTGTCATCAAGTATAAAAGATGGGAGATATGAAGAACAATCATATCGATTGAATGGATTAAATCATCATAATCATAATATTATTTATTTGATTGAAGGCGACATGAATCGGTTGAATTTATTTAAAGATCGTATTGATAAAACCACATTATATTCAGCAATGCTTTCTCTCAATTACTATAAAGGGTTTTCTGTTTTAAGATCATCTAATACAGAGGAAACTGCTCTAATAATTTGTAATATGGCTTATAAAATTAAAAAATCTGAGGAAACTGATGGAAAACGTGCGTTTTATTCGAATCAACGTGTCGTTACAACCACAACTGACGCGAGTTTAAATGATATGACAACACCACCAGAAAATGACGTGGAACCGAATTATTGTAGCGTCATCAAAAAAGTGAAAAAGGAAAATATTACTGTTGAAAATATTGGAGAAATTATGTTATGTCAAATCCCTGGTATTAGTTCAGTGAGCGCAATTGCAATTATGACGCAATATAAAACAATACAAAATCTCATTTTAAAATTGAAAGAAGATGATACGTGTTTAACAAATGTTACATATACCAATACAAAAAATCAAGTTCGAAAAATAAATAAAACTGTTATAAGTAATATTAAAAAGTTTTTGACAAATGCTTGAAAACAATACAAGTTTCAAAATCATATTTTATTTCCACCATAATATATAAGATGAACGAAGATATGTTGAAAATAATAGGAATTCTTGTTATTGTCATTTTTTTAATATATTTAGCAACAAAATCGATAAAATTACACTTAAATGTAATGGAAGGATTGACAATGCCTTCCTTATCTTCCACACCAGACTCAAATAGTGATATTGCAAAATTCGCAGAATCATATAAAGTCGCTACAATTAAAATGCAGGACACCTTATTATTAAGTAAATATAAAACAGATTATGAGAATTTGATTCTGAATATGGATGATTTTGTGAAATTACAAATAGTAACATTGGTGTCGACCGGTAAATTTGATGAAGCTACAAAATTTTTCAGTTATATACCTGTATTAGAAATCGCAATGAAGACTATTGATAACACAAAATAAATATACTATATCGTATATCGTATATGGTATGATATAAATATTATGTAATATACAATTGAACGTATTATATAATATCTAGGTTTTTTTTATACCCGAATCATCACCTCATTACCAGCATAATATCCCTTATCAACTAATGATTGAGTATAATCACCACCGCCCCAATTTGGATCCATTGGGTCAGGACTATGTAACAAATTTTCTTGGTCTTCGTTCATTTTATCTAAAGGAGTGGTGGTACCAACATAATATGATGTAGTGTCATAACCAGGTAATGAATTAGTGTTATATGGTTGGTCATTACGAGTCGCGTCAACTAAAAGTGTTGGGTTTGGTTTCTTAAAAGACGTTTGAATTTGGTCAAGTGGGAGTGTAGGGTTTTGTGTAGGTGTTAATCCTGGTATTTGTGTAGGTATTTGTGATTTATTTGCGAATGAAGGTGGTAATCCTCCTTGCATATCATCGACTCCGGGGCGAATTTTATATACTGCTTCACCTTGTGCGTCGTAAGTCTTTTGTAAATATAATACGGGGCATATAACCCCCTTACTGCGTTGCCATTCAGTAAATTCGACATAATCTTCTAAATTATTAAACTCGATTGGATTTACTCCTGGAACTTTTGCAAGTTTTGAATTAGACAAATAAAATTTACTGCCTTTTTGAATTAATATATCGGGACAAGTTGGTGTTGCTTTATTTTGAGCTGAATTTTCATATCCTTCCATAAAAGATCCGGTCATATAAAAATATAATCCGGATAAAAATATAGCTATTAATATTGCGGTCAAATACATCATTATATATATTAGATTGTGATAAATATAATGTCGAACAAATAAAAAATAAAAATGAAAAAATAAAATTATTATTTTTACCCCTTTTATTTTCTATATAAAATATATAATAATATGGTGAAGCAAATAGATATAAACACCATTGATGAATCTGGCGTTGAAGATAAAATTACGCAATTTGTAGATGGTGTAAAAGATGGTAAACATATTTTTTTATTTTTATTTATGGATGGATGCGGTCCGTGTAATTCAACAAAAGAAAAATGGAAAAATATATTGGGTGAAAATGGAACATTAGATAAAAAATATATAGATAATGATGATATAATTGTGGCGAAGATAAATAAGGATCTATTTGAAAAATTAGGGAATATTGGTCATTCACCTTCTGGTTTTCCTAGTTTACGTTATATTAAAAATAATGGAACTGGAAAAAATAACCCATTGGTAGAAGAATATGAAAATAGTGGTATTAAACCATTAGATAGAAGTGGTGAATCATTCGCAGCGTGGATTGACTCCAAAATGAAAGGTTCCAAAAATAAAAAGGCTTCTCGTGGAGGATCTAAGAAATCTAAGAAATCTAAGAAATCTAAGAGATCTAAGAAAAGTAGGAAGACAATGAAGACAAGGAAGACAAGGAAGACAAAAAAGAATAGGAAAAGATACTAATTCAACGCTGGATATTTATCAATATAACATTGCGGTGCAATATTTCGAATGATTTTGTTATAGATTTTCACATTCTCCTCATCGGTACCTCCAAACCATTGCGATATCATTTTCAAATATTGTCGTTGCTCATATGAGTCTGGACCGTGTATCATTGAATGATTTATTCTCATCCACTCAGTAGCTTGTCTCAAATTTTTACCGGCTATTTTCTTTATCAATTGTATTACTTTTTCTTGTGAACTGTTATCTTTTTCCCACCCATTCGTATCATTAATATAAATGATCAGCCTTTTTATGTCGCTACAATGAATCGGACGTTTTGAAATTTCTGTCGCTTGCAAACCTCTAGTAAATATATTGGTTATTCCTTGGGTATATCCGTATCGACCTAAATCTTCCAAATCTTTAAAGGTTAAAACAAGCGAATTTACGAATTCAGTTATACTCATCGCGTCTTTGCATGTCTCATTCAAAAAGATTTGCATATTGAATTTGTTAGTGGTATTGTTATTATTATTCCCGGCGTTTTTTGCTAGCTCCATCATTTGTTTGCCTTGCTCCATCATATATTTATTTTGTTCAATCATCAGATTTTTGAAATCTTGATTTTGCTTTAATAATTCTATTATGAGAGAAGAATCATTATTTTCGGCTGGTGGCTTATCATCATCATTTTCTTCTATTATTGTGTTATTTTCATTTATTTTATGTGTGCATTTTTTTTTATGACAACATAACCCAGACTGATATTTATATTCTTTTCCACAAGAACATATGTATTTTTTAGATGTTGATGTAATTGATGTATTCGATGTAATTTGTGTTATTATTTCGTTATTATTTATATGTTTACTAGTAATAATATGTCGTTTCCAATCACCTATTTTAGAGCATTTGAAGTCACACATTTCACACCATGTATTTTTGATGTTTTTTGATGTAATTTGTGTTATCATTTGTTATTCTATATTTATCATATAAAATAATTCCTAAACCTTTATTTATCAAATATATTTTTCCAAAAAAAAAGTTATGCAGCCAAAATATTTCACCGATTTTCACTTTTGTCTACATAAGCAAAAAAAACACCCCTTTTTCGGGGAGTTAATTCGTATAAGCCATTTTTGGACATTTATTTTTGTCCAAAAAGGAAAAACCAAACGACTTTTGGAAAATGGTACTTTGTGTTTTTATATATATTATTGATTTTCATACTTAAAGAAAATAAATAATAACCCGAATCTTTTTCTCCAAAAAAATATAAAATATAAAAAATAAAATTGAATATAAATATTCCACTGTATACTAATACATCAAACAATAAAATGGAACGTATCTTTAAAGTATTTGATTTCAATGTATATAATAAAAAGTCTGACGACATTAGTAGTGGAGAGGAAGATACTACACGTCAAAAAGATAATAATAATTTCTTAATCCAGATGTATGGTATAAATGAAGAGGGGAAATCGTGTTCCATTATAGTAGAAAATTTTAAACCATTCTTTTATGTGAAAGTCGAAGATGATTGGACCCAGTATACTAAAAACACATTTCTAGACTTTATTAAAAAAAGAATAGGCGCGTATTATGAAAATTCAATATGCGATTGTAAAATAATAAAACGCAAAAAATTATACGGGTTTGACGGTGGCAAAGAGCATAAATTTATATTATTTCGCTTCAACAATATGCAAACATTTAATAAGGTAAAAAATTTATGGTATGGGGATGACTACAAATTATTAGAATATGGACTTAATTATAAAGGCACAAAAACATATTTATATGAATCGAATATTCCACCGCTACTACGATTCTTTCATATAAAGGATATTAGTCCTTCCGGTTGGGTCGCCTTGCCAAATAAAAAAACGGTTGAAAATACGCTAGATAAAAAAACCAATTGTGATTATGAATTCACGATTGATGAAAAAAATATAATCCCGTTGAATGATTTGGAACGACGTGTTCCATACAAAATATGCAGTTTTGATATTGAAGCATCAAGTAGTCACGGTGATTTTCCAGTACCAATTAAATCGTATAAAAAATTGGTTACTAATATTATGGAATATATCGAAAAAATGAAAATAGAATTGACACCAGTAATATGCACGAGTTTATTAAAAAGAATGGTATTAACTGCGTTTGGATATGATAATATGGTTGAGATAGAGTTAGTTTACCCCAAAAAAAAACCAAAGAGTAAAGAAGAGGTTATTTTAATGATAGATAAATGGTTGACAATTCCTGTAAGAAATATGGAAAATATAGAAGAATATAATAATCAATTGACAATTGAACGAATGTTTGAAAATATGAATGATGTGAATGAAAAAGTGAAAAAATATAACAACAATAATGAAGACAACGAAGACAACGAAGACAACGAAGACAATGATGATGACAATGGAGATAATGATATAGAAGAATTGGATGCTGATTACAATAAATATAATAAAAACAATCTTCTAACTTCGCACCAAAACCCAAAACCAAAGACAAAAACAAATACAATTGTAGATATTTTATGTGATAAAAAAATCGAAAGAGAGTTTAAATTAATTGAAATAAATTTAGCATTTGTGTCGTGCTTTCCACAATTAGAGGGAGATAAAGTAACATTTATTGGTTCTACATTTTTAAGAGCGGGTGACACAGAGCCATATTTGAATCACTGTGTTGTATTGAATACGTGTGGAACTGTTCCGGTTGAAAACGCCGCAATTGAAACATATACAACTGAGGCGGATTTATTAATCGCGTGGAAGAATATAATTCAAAAAGAAAACCCAGATATTATTATTGGGTACAATATATTTGGATTTGATTATGAATTTATGTTTCGTCGCGCAGAAGAAAATAAATGTGTAACAGAGTTTTTAAAATTATCTAAAAATAGTAATGAAATATGTGGTACATTTGACCATACGACCGGTAAATACAAAATAGAAGAAAGCACTCTTAGCATTGCGAGTGGTCAACACGATTTAAAATACATCAAGATGGCAGGTCGTATCCAAATTGATTTATATAATTATTTTCGGCGTGAAGAAAATCTATCATCGTATAAATTAGATTATGTGGCGGGTTATTTTATAGGCGATTATATTAAAAAAATAGAATATGATGACATATCTGATGAAACTACGTTTTATTTAAATAATTTAATGGGTCTACAACCAGGTAGTTATGTACATTTTGAAGAGATTGGACATTCTACAGATTATTATAATGACGGTGAAAAGTTTCAAATTAAAACAGTAAATAAACAGATGGGAACCGCGACAATTTCCGCAAAAATAACTCCCGATATGAATAAAAAAGTAAAGTTGTGTTTGGCAAAAGATGACGTAACACCAAAAGATATTTTCAGAATGACAAATGGTACAGCGGATGACCGTGCGATCATTGCGAAATATTGTATTCAGGATTGTAACTTGGTGCATTATTTGATGAATAAAATCGATGTTCTTACAGGATTTATAGAAATGGCGAAAATTTGTAGTGTTCCTATCAGTTTCTTAGTATTAAGAGGCCAGGGTATTAAATTGACGTCTTATGTCGCGAAAAAATGCCGTGAAAAACGAACATTGATGCCCGTATTAGAAAAGAGTGAAAACAATGATGGATATGAAGGCGCCATTGTTTTAGACCCGAAATGTGATTTATATATGGATAATCCAGTCGCGTGTGTTGATTACGCATCATTGTATCCGTCCTCGATGATGAGTGAGAACATTTCACACGATAGTAAAATATGGACGAAAGAATATAATTTACAAGGCGCTCTAATATGTGAAACAGGAGAACAAAATGACGCAGGCGACTTTATATATGATAATTTACCTGGATATGAATATGTTAATATTACTTATGATACTTTTAAATACGTACGAAATACCCCAAGCGCGGCGGCAAAAAAAATAAAATGTGGTTCAAAAATATGTCGATTTGCACAATTTCCAGATGGTACGCGTGCCATTATGCCATCTATTTTGGAAGAGTTATTACTCGCGAGAAAAACAACTCGGAAAATGATTCCATTAGAGACGGATGAATTTATGAAAAATGTGTTGGATAAAAGACAGATTGGTTATAAATTAACAGCGAATTCATTGTATGGGCAATGTGGAGCTAAAACAAGCACATTTTATGAGAAAGATATTGCTGCGTCTACTACAGCAACAGGACGTCTCCTGTTAACATATGCCAAAAAAATAATAGAAGAAACATATGGAAATCGAATTTGCGAAACGAACAAATATGGACCAGTCTTAACAAAAGCTGAGTACATATATGGTGACAGTGTCGCGAATTATACACCGGTATATATAAGAATAAATAAAGAAATGTTTGATATATGCACCATTGAACATCTGGCTGAAAAGTATGGAGAAGGTAAATGGATAAAATGTGTAGAATTAGGAAAACAAGAAAAAGAAGTATGTGAATTAATAAATGTTGAAACATGGACAGATAAAGGATGGACAACTTTACATAGAGTTATTAGACATACTTTGGCTCCTCATAAAAAAATGATGCGAATTTTAACACATACTGGAATGGTAGATGTTACTGATGACCATTCATTGATTACAAAAGACGGACAAGAAATATCACCCAAAGATATTAAAAATGGTGATGAATTATTACATAATCTACTTCCAATAAATGAAAATATATGTGAAAATAATATTACAGAAGAAGAGGCACAAATTATGGGGTTCTTCTTTGGAGATGGAAGTTGTGGTGAATATAATTGTCCATCTGGGAAAAAAGCATCTTGGGCGCTTAATAATGCGTCTACAGAAATAATAGATAAATATATTAAATTATGTAATACAGCATATCCAGAGTTTGACTGGGTTGCAATGCCAACATTAGAAAGTTCCGGAGTTTATAAAATTTCCCCAAGATGTAAAATATATGGTTCTATCACTAATTTTGTAAAAAAATATCGTAGTAAATTATATTTTGAAAAGTCAAAAATAATACCTCACGAAATATTATCAGGTAATCATAATATTAGAAAGGCTTTTTGGAATGGATTATATGATGCTGATGGTGATAAAGATATAAATGGATATACTCGCATCGATCAAAAAAATCAAATTAGTGCTTCTCATATATGTTGGTTGGCGCAAAGTTTGGGTTGGACTACATCTATTAATACCCGATCAGATAAAATAAATATTTATAGAGTTACAATGACAATGGCTAAACAGCGTAAAAATCCACACGCAATAAAAAAAATTATCACAGTTCCATATCAAGGATATGTATATGATTTAACAACAGACAATCATCATTTTGCTGCCGGTATTGGAAATATGATAGTTCATAACACAGACTCAGTATTCTTTACATTTAATTTAGCTACTCCAGCAGGTGAACCTATTCGTGGAAAACAAGCGTTAGAAATTACGATTGAACTTGCGCAAGAAGCTGGACATTTAGCATCTAGTTTTTTGAAAGGACCACACGATTTAGAATATGAAAAAACATTTATGCCGTTTTGTTTGCTTTCGAAAAAACGGTATGTAGGAATGTTATATGAGCACGACCCGAATAAATGTAAACGTAAAGAGATGGGAATTGTATTGAAACGACGAGACAATGCTCCTATTGTGAAAGATATATATGGTGGGATTATTGATATATTAATGAAACAACAGGATATCAAAAAAGCTACTGAGTTTTTAAAATCTTGTTTGACAAATATAGTAAATGAAAATTATTCTGTAGATAAATTAATCATTACCAAATCGTTACGTTCTGGATATAAAAAACCGCAGCAAATTGCGCACAAAGTATTGGCAGATAGAATTACATCACGTGATCCTGGGAATAAGCCGAGTTCTGGAGATAGAATTGCGTTTTGTTATATACATAATACAAATAAAAAGGCGCTTCAAGGTGAAAAAATAGAGACGTTGGCTTTTATAAATGATAATAAATTAAAAATAGACTATTCATTTTATATTACAAACCAGATTATGAAACCGGTTCAACAGTTATTTGCTCTGGTATTAGAAAAAATATGGGAAATGCAGAATAAAAAAGGTAAAATATCCAAATTTAAAAGAGATGTACAGACTTTGCAAGAAAATACAGATCCAGACAAATTTGAAGAAAAATTAGAAACACTTAGAAATAAAGAAATAAAAGTGTTATTATTTGACGAGTTTTTAAGAGAAACAAACAATCAGAAGGAATGTAATCAACCTTTGACCAAGTTTTTCGGTAAAAAATAATAATATTTATTTTGTATGTTGTATTTGCTGTATTTGTTGTATTTTTTGTATTTACTGTATTTTGTATTTTTTGTATTTTTATTTTAGTCACGTCTTGTTATAAGTTTTGATGAGATCCAAATTCCAAATAATACCCACATTGAATCTAGTGTATTGGCTCCAGTATAAATAGCCCATCTTAATGCTTTACAGTGAGGTGAACTTATTAATAATGGAGATAGTAATATTCCGATAATAGTATACGGGGTACAAAAACGTTTATATAAATAAATGGATATATACTGAATAAATACCCAGATAAAATATATAACAGTCGCGTTATAAACAAACATTAAATAATATTTAATTGTATTTACCATATTATTGAATATTACATATGATGATGATATAGGTTCAATAACAACATCATTTGTTTCATTATCTGACGTATTGCTAATCATTCTTTCATTACATTTATGGCGTTTTGATAACATTTCTAGTGCGAGTATTGATAATATTGTACATAACAATTATAAATTCAATTTTTTTAGAATTATTCGATAACATTATCTAATTTGTATACATTTTCCTAGACAAAATTATTATTTCTGTGTATATTATTATCTATATACAATATATAATGGATAGTAAAGAAGAAGTGAATCTTGTTCACGAAGAAGTGAAAGAAGTTTCTCATATTGAAGAGGTTATAGTTGTTGCAAAAGACGTGGAAAAGAAAGCTCTTGGGTGTATATGTTGTTGTGTTAAAGTGTGGTCATCGTGTTTAAATATGATTCAATGTATATGTACTGGATTATCAAATACGTGTTTATTATGCAGTTCTTGTTTTTTAGGATGCAATAAATGTTTGGAACAAATGGATTGTGATGGTAAATAATAACATTTCTCAAAAAATATCATAATAATATAATTTTTCTAATAATTATATTATTTTATTTATATTATTTTTTATCTTCTTACACTACCACTTTGAATTATAATATCGTTACCACACGCATCAATAGTATAATTTCCCAAATTCATATTCATAGAACCTAATTGTGGGAATAAACTATTCAAAATACTTTCGGTCATATCAGAAAAAGCATCCATTAATTCATTATCCGACATATCAAATGGTATTGAATGAGATTGGAACGATGGAACTCCGGACACCTCTGTCGAATGATTCGGTTCAGACATTATATTATGTGATCTTTCTTCCTCATCTTCTTCTTCTTTTGTTTCTTCCTCTTCTTTTGTTTCCTCCTCTTCTTTTGTTTCTTCGTCTTCTTTTGTTTCTTCTTCCTCTTCTTTTGTTTCCTCTTTAGTTTCTTCTTCTCTTGCTGCGCGAGGTACAATTCGATGTGTCGGACGATAATTTCTAATATCATATCTACATACAGGGCATCTCACATTTGAATTAAACCATTCATTAATATTTACAGAATTAAAATTATGTCGGCATTCTAAAATTTGTGTAACATTATTAGAATTATTAAATCTTTCTAGCGTTATTGGACAACTGTTATTAATTGGGTCTTCAATATCACCAAATCTAATAATTCTGGTCGATATGTCTATTTGACGTTGTGTCGGTCTTACTGGTACATTGCTATAAAAATTTTGTAAAACATTTAAATAATCTAATGGAGCTGTTGATGTCGTTGTATTTGCTGTATTGTTTGTATTGTTTGTATTAAATCTCAATAAATCTACTAAATAAGTACGTCCGTTTAATTCTATTCTCTCATTTGTATGTTCATATGGAATATTATTATGGGTTGTGGAAGTGTTACTTTGAACTGGGTGTCTATTTCGTCTACGGTTTTGATTATTAGAATTTGTATTAGAATTTGTATTAGAATTAGTATTAGGAATATTATTACTCGAACTCCTTCGGCTACCACCTACAGTGTCAGACCGATCCAAATTTGAGTTATGATACGGGGTATATCCTCTATTAGTATTAGAACTTGTATTTTGGTACGACCCATAGGAATTTGTTTGAGGAAATGTATTATATGAACGATTATTATTTGTATTATTTGTATTATTTGTATTATTTGTATTATTCATATTTGATTGTATATTTGATGCGTTGTTATGGACTCCTATTATAGAATCAATATTCCTTCTATTACTTTGCTGCATTTCTTGTAAAGAATCTATTTGCCGTTGCGTAGTATTATAAAATCCTAGATACATTTCTAATAACAATCGTTGATCTTCTCCAAGCCATAAATTGTTATTATTTGACATATACTATATACTATACTATATTTATATTATTTGAAATGTGTTTAAATATATCTTGATAGTAAACATAAGTAAAAAATAATATGGACATCGAAATTTATAAAGACAAAGGATTAACCGGATTGGCAAATTTAGGAAATACATGTTTTGTTAATTCGTGTATTCAAGTATTATCTCATACATACGAGTTAAATA